TGTTTAGATCACCATCTCGCTCATAATACCCCTCGCTAGGCCACCAACTATGAACCAGTTCGTCGGGAACTTCAATCGGATTGTTCTGAGTCATTGTGCTATAGTGTTGTTCGGTATGGTCTTGCCGGGTCTGGCCTACTGAGTCTTGTAGGTGGGACTCCCCCCAGCGGTCAGGAACGAACCAAATCAAGTTACAGGTTCTACACTGGCTCACAAAGTCGTCCAGGTTGTCCGCGTCTACGTAGCCTTTTCCTCGGCCCCCAACACAGTGACTTCCTGTGAGGGGGTGGTATTTAGTCGAGCATACGTCTCTGCCCTTTCGTTCCCTGCCGTCACTCTGAATTGTATGAAAATCAACTTCACATACTACCGACTGGTTCATGCTCAAGTCGTACAGAGTATCGTAATCTCTAGAAAACGTGTAGTTCCGTACTTCTTTCACTGAGCCCTGGCCATCTAGCAGTTTATCGGTCATATTGTTGTGTGAACATCATTCGTAAAACACGTCAAGTTTGGAAAGAACCTCACGTCTCGTGGGTAAATTAAGTGCCATACGCAACGTGTCGTTTTCGTGTATCAAAAGTATTACCATATCTGGCGTAGTAACTTCGCATTCTGGGAATTGCGACCCTATAAGGGTTGAAATTCTCATATACTCCGTTTTGTAGTCAGTTTCTTCCATACTAGAACCTTTGGTGTTTGCTTAAATGAGTCAAAATTGTGGCATCAAGGTCGCACAGTTAGATCCATCTCGTCGGATTCGAAGGGCGATCCAAAGTCTCTTGAGTAGTGGCTCTCTTCTGAATCGTTCTACCCCCTCTTCAGCAACCCTGAGGGAGTTTGCTAAGACACGCGCATCGTTCTGTGACTCCTCAAGGTTTCGCCCTAGCGCCCAAAGTTTCTGCCCTTGTTCCTGCACTTTGTCCTCAAGCTTAACCACCTTATTACGGAGTTTGGAGTTAATGTAGGTGGATAAAATCTTCTCAGTCTGAGGCTCAATAGCAAATAAGTGGAGGTAGGATGGATCGTAGTTTCTGGACTTCCGGCCCCCGTCGTAACTCTCCAAGTATAAACGTTCAACCTCAGGAAGATCACGAAGAGGTAAACTTGAGCAGAAACCAACCTCGTGAAGTGGGAGACTTTCTACGTGATTCTTCATCGTGAGTAAAACCTTGTTATCAGGGTCATCTGTAGGTATGCGGAATAGCTCATCAGGGTCTAAGAGTGGAGCGTACCTAACGCACTCGTTATTGTCATATGCGGGAACGACCGTCTTCTTCAGAGTGTATATTGTGGCGTTTCTCATTTTTCAGTGGTTTAGGGGTGTGAATTAGTATGCTGGACCGGAGTCGAGGTAAAGGCTCCCTGGCGAGGTCCCCCTAGTCGGACTCGTCCGGCGATAGGATCTCGTCGAGGTTTACTTCGACACTCGCCACCAGCGACTGGAGTCGTTCGGCCCACTCCCCAAGACCCGTTGAGTCTAAAGGCGCAACGGGCCAGTGCTTAGCCTCGTATTCCTCTACTAAAATTGTCAAGGTCTCTAACTGGAGGTACTCGGGGCTACCAACCAACGCACCCAGGTAGCGGTCGATGCCCTTGAGCGCAAGGTCGTACTCGGCTTCGTTTGCGAGAGGTTTAACGGATTGCATGGTGTCTTGGCGTGTGCGGCCTGAGTTAAATTGTTGTGTTTCTAGTTAGGACCCCCAACTTATTCGGTAAGACAACAGGGATTCCACCGCAAACTTTGCAGTAGTCCTCGGGTTCAGTTTCAAGGGTTAGAAGCCGATGTTTGTTATTGTACTGAAGTTCATCTAACCGCTCCCTCACCTTGATGAGTGACGCGAGTGGGAACAACCACCTCCCATCAGACTGAAAAGCACCGGGAAAGTACCCGCCTTCAAGCCAGTTACTTACACTTTCGTCGGAGTCAATCTCAAGGAAAGCTGTAGCTTGCTCAGAGTCGTATAGGTCTGCTTTTGACACGAGAATGAAATTTTCAGCTATCGATTGCAGAACAGCATTGTTGTCTCGGATTCTTTCCGCAACAGTTCTTGAATCGGAAGGTGCTGAGTAATCCATCGTGTTATGTCAGGGCTATAAGGTTTACCCTGCGGATTCTTTCGGGGACTACTAGTTGGTGTCCGTAGGTTCGTCAAACCGGTGAAGTTCCTGGAGAAGTCTAGCATAGTGGAGCTCAATCGTGTAATGATCAACCAAAACACAGCAGTTTGGGTGGGCTCCTCCTCCGAGTGTCATTGTTCTGAAGTCAAAGTTTGGTAACCCACTCGGACTCTCGAACTTTATGCCGAGTCTAATGGACTCTTCCTTTCCGTACATATCGTCAAAGTCGCACTCCATTTTAAGTGCGTAGTCGTGACGGCAGGCCAGGACATAAACCGCCCTTCCGTTGGAAGCAAGGCGATACGCTTCCTTAAGTAGGCGAGTAGTGCGACCTGTTCGCCTCGGGTTGTCAAGAGGTGCTGTTGTTGATTTAGTTATAGAGGATTCGAAGATTTGTTTGACTTTGTCCGGATTTCGATTAAGCTCTCGGAGTGCTTGAAGGGCTCTCTTGTTCCCCACATTTTCTCGCCTCATTCTCTCAGTTTCTTCTCTGAACGCGGCATTTTGAGCAGCCAGCGCTTCTGTTTCTCGTTGAAAGGGCTTCAGCCAGTCTGGGCAGTTACTCATTTCTCCCCTTTCGTAGTAACGTCAACACTCTCAGTGTTAACCCTGTCAACGTTTATTGCGTGAATGTCGTCGATTCCAGACTTGGTAACGATCCAGCATCCGTCCCAATGGTCGAATGTGACCCATCGCTTTGTGCCAAGGCACCCGGTCACTCGTAGCCTGTCTCCCTTTTTCAGAGTGGTTTTGGCACTATCTGTAGCCAGCTTATACAGCCTTACGCGTCTAGCTCGCTCCTCTTCGGTGTGGGTCATAATAGAGATCTCATTGAAACTTCGCAAGCCTTCAACCAAAGGGTATCACGGCCAATCCTGTCGGCGATTGTCTTCAGCTCAGATACATCACAAGGTACTTGCACCCAAACTTCTTCTGGGTCTTTGTTTGGTGTGTATCCAGGGGAGAACCGGTTTGCTTTCATACAAAGGTGCCCTTCGTTGTCCATACCATATTCCTGCCCCGTTACGTCAGTAACGGTGTGTCCCGACAGCAGGACTCTGAGTAGGATTTCTATGGGCTCTTTCATGGTCAGATACCCAAACCTGTGACATTTCGCAAGGTGCCGTCTGAGTCACAAGTAAGCACATGGCCCCTTGTTGAACGAGTCTCTATTGCTAGCTTATAGAGTGACAATGCCCTTTGGAAGATTGCACCGCGAGACAACCCGGTACTAGACTCAAGGTCTTGCAGGTCTTGGTCCATTTCCCGTGGAAGAACGAATGTAAATTGTATCCGGGCTTGATGTCTCGAAATTTCCTCAAGAGTCACCCCCATCAATCTCTTGTAACCGGGCTTGAATTTCCATGTAAAACATGTGGTATTTAGCCATTCGCTTAAGGTCGTTCTCGGTGACACCTTTCAGACGCCGAACGTCAGTATTGTGCCTTAAGTCACAGAGTTTCACTCTCATGGCGTCTTCGTTTGAGAAGACACGGAACTTATACTCTTCGTAGGTCTCCCCTGGTGCTTTCGTTAGGCATCGAATGCCTTCGATAATTCGGGCAGTGAATCCCTGATCACGTAAATCTGCGTAGGTGACCTTGGTGTCTTCAATGATGTCGTGGCCGAGCGCAATGCACTGAAGTTCAACGTCGTTTGTTTTCAGGTAATGCATCACCTTGAGCGGATGCAAAATGTAAGGGTTGCCACCCTTGTCGTACTGATCGGCGTGGGCGTTGGTCGCCAGTACCAGCATTTTATTGAGGAGTTGTCCTTTCATGTCTTTCTCGGGAGCGTTTGTCTTGTAACTACTATAGCGTTTTCTCTTCGAGAAAACAAGGCGGGAAACCGCCCCAGAGCAACCGGTTACCCCTCGTGCTTCGCTACCTCCCTAGCCCGGTCTCGCATTGAGTATATGCGTCGGCATTCCTCGTCGGTGAGCCCAAGGGCCATGGAATGAAGGTGACTAGCACAGGTAATTTTGTCCAAAACTCTTGACAAAGCCCATGCAAAGTCTCCCTCTGAGGGATCGTAAGTTGGGACCCAGTCTTTGGTGTGACGCCAAGGGTGCGTTAACCCCTGGTTTCTATAGTGCGCCACATTCTCGAAACGAGTATGTTGGTACCCGTCCTCTTCTTCTCCCATCAAAATTTCAATGGCACCGTCCGAGTCCATGTCTTCGAAGTCGGGTAAATGGGGTGGGTAGTTAAAGGTGGTGCCGGTCATGCTTACTCTCCAGGGTTTCTCGTCTCAATGCTCCCACGATTCCCCCAAGACTTCAGTTTCTGTACCCTTGCACTTTCTTTTCGTATGGCCAGTTCAAGTCCCTCTAGACTTGAAACCTGTGGAATCCCATATCGGTTACAGACAATGTCAACGTTGCCCTTACGGTGGAACCCCTCTGGGCAACACACAACCGTGTTTCTGACATTGAGAAAGAGAGCGAGTCCGGTGACGAAGCCGAGTTCGAGCAAAGAAACAGGACTAATGGTACCCGGTGCCAGATACATGACAACCATGCCAGCCATCTCTAGGGCATCAAGCTCCCACTCAACCTGCTCTCGAAACACCGGGTTATCGGCGCTTTGAACCCAAGTTGGGTCCCAATCGTCGCGTCGCGGATTGTAAATGTCAATGTCAAGGTCAGCAAGACTACGTTCGAGGTCAGCTTGCCAGTCGGGTGCAGAGCCCATTTCTATTGAACCTGCAAGAAATACACTGAGCCTCGACGAGAAAGGGGGTAGCTGTGCCGGTGGTTTGTAAATAGTTGCCATGGTTTCAAGGTTAAGTAGTTGTGATTAAATTACCAGGAAATTAAAATGTGAAGGGTCCCAACTAGTCTAACCTTGTACCCGTCTTCTTCTTCTAGAACTCTAGCAACTTCCCCTTTAGTGGAGTAATCGCAGTCTCCAAGGTAAACGTTCGTATACTTGACACCGTAACCCCTATTAATATCCTCACGTATGGCTTTGTAGCAGTGCTCCAAAAGTCTCCTCACGGTTTCAGGGTTAGCTTGTGGGTCCGGGGGAGTTACAAACCTCTGTGAAGCTTCAGCAGCTGTGATTCGGTTTGAAACTTCAAGGTTTAGCATTGTTGTTGGGTACTTGACTCGGGAGTTACACTAAGTATACCGTTTCTGCTCCGCAGAGACAAGCCGGGAAACCGCCCCAGGGTGAACGGGAAACCGCCTAAGCAAATGACTCGCTTAGAGAGAATCCCCGGAAACCATTGGTGAATGCGGGGAATAAATGAACGTTCGTACGATTATCTATCGCCCTTGGACTGAACTTTAAAAACCCATCGGTGAGCGACCCTTGTAGCAGTCGGGTGTAGAATCACGAGAGGAAGTCACAGGGGTGAGTGGAAGCTTTGTGACACTGAAGAACCACTTTGTGTTGGGGTCAGGAGTAAGAGTTAATTTCTTTAATGGGGGTTGGACGCTATTTAGCCACCCTTCCTCAAGGAAAGGGGGCAGTTCTCGCATGCTGGCAGCAGCGGCGTTAGCAATGTCTTGAGTGCTCGGGTCTCCCTCTAGCTTAAGGGACAAAGTGATCGTGACTTGATGAGTTTCCATTGGGGGATTTGCTTTCAACATACTTAGTATACCGTTTCTGCGCTGCAGGAACAAAGGAGGGTAAACCGTCCTAGAGCAACCGGGACCCCGCCTAAGCAAATGACTCGCTTAGAGAGAATCCCCGGAAAGTGGAGGCAGCGGTAAGGGTACAGCACCGGGAATGGCCTTGGGCACCCCGATCTTGCGCTCTTTCGGCGGTCCCACTTGCGCGTCTGCGGACAGGCCCCCGTAAGCCGGTGCTTCCAAACCTGTTGGACTGAAAGTTGGTCCAGGTGAGGGAGTGTTGGAAAGCTCTGTGAACTCAGGGGGAAGGCTCGGGGGAGCTGAGCCAGGGGGCGAGAGACTAACCACAAGGTGATTGAGACAGTCGGTATAAGGGGGCATTGCACCCGTTTCTACTATCTTCTGGGAGAGGCTCGTCCGCTGAGTGTGAACCCACTCAGATAAAATCTGCGAAATTTTGTCGGCCCAGAACTCTGCGTTCTCTTCGTCGTTGCCCTCCTGGAGAAACGCTCCTTGAATTTGACTCCAAAGGGAGTTTGACTTTCGCTGGGCTCGGTCGAGCTCAGCGGTTAGGAACGAAATTTGTTCCTTAAGCTTTTCAATTAGTTCTTGGGAGTTTGACATTGCTTAGTTTAGTCGTTGCGGAATATGGTGTGCGGATACTTTTGAGCCAGGTTGGTCATTCTTGTTTGCATACCCTTCATCCAAGTTTCGTTCTGGGTATTGTTCCGGGCTGCTCGTCTCTTCTCAAGCTCTTCGTCGCTAACCTGGACAAGAACAAGCGTCATGTTCCCTGTGGCGAACATTGCATCTAAGGTGGGGTTATTAGAGAAGCGTTCACCTTCAGAAAGAATATCCCATTCCTTGTATTTTTCTTCATTGTCCAGCAACCATTGGCGGAACTTTGGACCAACCCCTTTTGAAAGTTTGTCCGATCCTGCAAAAGTGCTATCGTCGTATACACCCAGCACGATAGTTTTTTGCTTCTCAAATTTGTGATATCTAACGAGTCCTTCTTGCACGTTCTCCCCCCGCTCATTGGCTTCAAGGGCGTTAAGTTTGTTACGCATTAGCGTGGTTTTACCACAGCCAGGGACTCCGAAGTAATGTGTCAGTTTCATGCTGTTTTGCAGGTGTATCTTCATTATAGTGTGAGGTGGCGGTCCAGTAAACAGTGTGCCCTGACTCTTAGAGTTTGATTAGATTATCATTCTGCCAAGTGTAGTGAAAACTTCCATTTTCAACGAAACGTTTCATCTTTTCCTTGTCAATCGAATCAGCGGAGCTTAAACGATTGTTGGAACACTCCGCTCTACACTGATGCAAAACTTGCCATTCTATACCATACCAACCATCACCTTCCGCTTTGTGAATTTGCTCAGCAACACGGTCATTGTAGTAGTTTATGTAACGACCATTGGAAGTCCGAAAAACTTTTTTGTACGAACACAATACTGTCTCAAGGGAAAAGTTGTCGAAGTCTTTAGTAAACTCTGGCCATCGGGATTGGGCTTCCGAACTAAGATCAGAGCCGAATCCCCCCAACCACTCGTATTCTTGTGCTGTTAACCGCTGGTTAACCCAATCGTCCTTACCCGCCGCCAGACATAAGCCGTTGCGGTGACTTTTGGAGCCGGAGTAATCATCCAGGAACAGGGATGGACACTCTATAGGTAAGTCACAAGTTGCTTTGAGAGTCTGAAGATAGAAGAAGGTGGTGTAACGGCCAAACTTGAAAAAGTTTTTAATGACGATATTCCAGAGCGTCCAAAAATTATCTTCAAGGGAACCCTGGCACAATCGGGTAAACTTGTCTTGTTGGGAAGAACTACCAATAAATTGGTGGTAACTTGCATACATGGTAGCAAGGTGCCCCCTCGACCATTTGCAATCTCGTTCGTGGCGTATACGACTGTAATTCTCAGCTACAAATGAGTCAAATCGTTCTACACTCGCAAGCTCTTCGTCTGGAAACTCTTGCTTAAATGCCCAAGATGTGGGTAAGTAATATGTATGAAAGAGCCAAGCGAACCACAGCTTTTCTTCAATACTATGCTCAAACCTTTCGTTTAAGTATCGCATCATCCACATGGATGGGTCAATGTCCAGAGCTGCAGCTGAAGACACCCACCATTGCAAAAAACCCTCTCTTCTATTCTCCAATAATCTGTAGTCAACATGACTAATATTTTGTTTATATGCACAGGCAACATCAACAGGTCCGCTGCTGCGCACGTTATTCTTGACAGTCATAATACGGGTTGTTACGAGGTGAACTCATGTGGTACTTCTAAAACGGCGGCTAAATTTCCTCGAATGGCCCCTAAAATGAGAAGAATAATGTCAGAAATGGGTTATAGCGGAGAGGAACATTTAGCTAAACCTTATGATCAAACCCTCCTGGACTGGTCGGATCTCATAGTTTGTATGAGTAAAGTACACATTACTCGCATTAATGAGAACTTCAGTGTTGACACCGACAAGATAGCTAACTGGGAAGTTATAGACCCATTTTTTCACAAGGGCGAGGAGGTACATCGAAGTGTGGCCCACCAGATTAAAGAGCTAGTTTTCCGCCACTTTCTAGACTGACAAAGTTTGACATCTCAGCAGCAGGTTGTTTATAAATGTCAAAGTGCTCTGACATTCTGTTCAGACGCTGACCCACCACGGTTCTAGTGTTTTTCTCCAGATCTGTCCATCTAAAGATAGTATCGATATTATGGTCGTAGGGTGCGAACTGTGGAAACTTCCAGTTTCTCGAGGAGTAGATCTGGTCGGGGGTTTCACCTGTAAACAACGCTGCTTCCACAAACCTATGAATCCAACTAAAACAGCATTCGATCTCACTGCTATCTAGCGAAGGCGTGAAATGTCTAAACTCAATGGTGTTTGTTTCCCTAAGCTGAGACAAATTGATACCACCCCGGATAGCTAGTGCCCAAAGAGGCTTACCGGTCTTATCTTTGGGTGCATGACCATTTATGAACTCTTCCGGAGTTTCAGCCCCCATGCAAGCAGCTATTTGTTTCGGTTTTAGCTTATTTTGGTGGCTTACCAATCGTCTTTTGTATCTTTGTATGGCCCCCTTATACGAGGCTTCGGTTTGAAACTGGTGTCGTTCGGGGATGTCTAACGGTTCAACCAGCTCGTATACACGGTTCTGGTGACCCAGAACATACTGCATCAGACGCTTCAGAGCAGTCAGATCTTCACGCAATCCTGGCACCTGTATATGCAGATGTAGGTTGGTCCGGTGGTTGATATGTATGCGCTCTAGAGACTTAACCAAACTGTTCCATATATCTAGCTGCCCCTCTATACTATCCGTAGGGTCTGTGTTTATTTCCCCCCCGAGGGTATACAACTTTGCCTTTTCATCATTAGCCACACCAGTAGAGTTGGCTATACTATGATCTTTAAAGTTCCAGTTAGCGCCTCTAGGTAGTGTAACCAATCTGTCAACATCACCCAGTTCATACTCTGCACCATAAGTAGCTTCAATCATATAACCTCGTGGTATTGTCGTTGTTTCTTTCCTCTTTTCTTATCCCACTTAGTGGCAGCCCAACCTTTCCAGGTATCGGCATCAAACTCGAAAGGTGGGAATTGAAAATCGTTGCTGTTCAAAATTTCTTTCACCGTTGGTCCATCATTCAGTGCAGCGGATATAAACAGAGTAGCAAATCTAAAGCAGCTTTCTAACTGTTTACGGTCTAAACTGTTTCTAAAACACCGGAACTCAATAGTCTTTGTATGCTTCAGGCAGTAAGTGTTAATGGCGTATCTGAATGGTCGACCTTGTGAGACGCCATCTTTGCCGCTACCGTGCAACTTTATAAAGTGATCAAAGTTAGTAGAGAGATTGACTATATTGTCACACATCCACGAAGGCATTAAACGACCTCCGTCGTACTTCATGTAAGACTTTACATTTTTCAGACCTTTCATGTTATCCGTTTCTGTGAACGGGTAAACAGCATCCACAACATCTTTTTGATTATCTTTAACGTAAGCAACAAGTTTTTTCAGTGATACTAAATCCCCTGTTAAACCAGGTACATGAACGTGAACATGAGCATGGGTCCGACAACAAATTGTAGGCTCATGGTTGTTGTTAGCGAACAGGTCACGTATATCAAAAATCCTATCAACTTGCTCTCGCCATGTACTTGTCGGTTTGGTATTAATTTCCCCACCCACGGGAGGGTCAAGACCCAACGGGTCGGCGGCAACATACTTGTAAGGATCTCGAAGATTAACAATGTCCCGTTCAGAGTATTCCCAGCTCCCTAAATGGGAGGGAATGTCGAAAGATCTGGGGACATCGCCCCATTCTATTTCAAAGCCATAAGTCCAGGTTGCTGGATCAAACACTGATTAAGTCCTCAACTTCAACTAGTTTAGTTGCAGCCTTACCCTGGTAAAGGAAACCCGGAAGGCAGCGGATAGGGTTCTTCAAACCCGCTCTCAAAGCAATATCTTTCGTTGAGGTTAAAAAGAAACCGTTTTTAACTTCGCTTTTCCACAGGGGTCTCTTCCCATTGCGGTAATAACGCATGGAGCCAGTCTCTCTTAGCTCCAAAACAGCCATGGAAGCGTCTGTAAACTTTTTCAACGGTTGTTCCTTGTTTTCGATAGCACGAAGCACAAGCTCTGAATCGTTGGTGGTTTTTAACTGGTACCCAAACTTTATCCAAGTTTCAGGGGGCGACTGCTCAATGACACCATTGTGGGCTATGGCTAGAGAGCCGTTCGTTAGCGGTTGATTGTATCTAATATCAGAGGTAGAATAGCGGCAATGTCCAATCAACGTTAAACAATCGTCTGAGACGCAATCATTCAGATCATAAAGATTGAGAAACTCCTGTGCACAAACTGGCTCAGTGATCGTCTCAAGACCGTTTTTTCCAATATAAGAAATGCCAGTAGCATGTTTGCCCCTGACCTGCGATTCAAGGGCAATGCGTTGAATTGTTTGAATGTTGTTTTGTGTAACTTCTTCTAAGTCACATCCAAATAAGGCGCACATTACACTAAGTTACAGAAAAGAATTTGTCTCCAGCGAGACACCAGCATGTCAGCGTACTGCTGTCGGGTTGGTGGGTTCGATTGCGGGTCGCTATTTTCGTAGAACCCAAGCGACCACGCATCGTTAAGTTCAACTAGGCAGTAC